TTTGAACAAGATTCGGGAAAATTTCTTCGCCTTATCAAAATTGTCAAAATATGGGCTTGTATTTAGATTGAGAGCCATTTCTTTACCTTAAAAGTTAAATACCACTTTAAGCGTTTCTACCTGATTTGCATCGCGAGTGATAGGTCTACGATTGTCAATATACAGGATTTCGCCAGAGTGATTACTGATTTCTGGATTCACTAAACTATTTATAGTCATTCCTGTATCACCTGTGGTGACATTTGTGAATGTTGAAGAGGAAGAAATTCCAGGAAACTTCTCTAGGAGATAGACAGTATCCTTGGTTCCATTTCCAGTCGTGTCAATATTTTGAATGACAGTAAATTCCCCGCCATCGTCAGTAGTGAGTGTGTCATCAAGGTTAAACTTACTTACATTACCAGAACTTATTGTGACAACATGACAGGGCGTACCAATAGAATCAGTGAACGTACCTGTTTCTGTATAGTTATGCATATTCTTAATGATACCGACTTGTCGGAATTCGTTGTCAACTATAATATCATCATCATCAGAAGTGAATGAGACCGTAACACCAACATTTTTAGCGAACAATTCTCTGGGTGGATTGCCCCCGTGACCAGAGTTTGGTGCAACAACTGGTCTCAAAGAGCAACCTGTTCCTGAACCAACAGTCTGACCGATCACAAGTTCAACGAAAGTATAACCATCTCCTGGATTCGTGACAGAAACTGTAGTAATCGTTCCAGCTTCATTGACAGTAGCGGATGCAGTTGCTCCAGTTCCATCACCCTTTACGGTGATTGTGACATCTCCCTCCACATAGTCGACACCACCATTGGTAACAACAATACGGTCAAGAGTACCCTTGACTGCTGCAGCCTCTACGGATGATTGTAAGGATGGCGTTTCAGTAGATCCAAGAGTTGCAGTAGCCGTAGCACCTGTGCCGCCACCACCAGTCAGCTTTACGAATGCAAAGGAGTATCCTCTGCCCTCGCTGGTAACAGTGATCGAGGTAACAGCATTACCAGTAAGAGTCGCTGTTGCTACCGCGCCAGTGCCGTCTCCCTCAATAACGACTGTCGGAGCAGAGGTATAACCAGATCCACCAGCAGTAACAGCAATGCTATCTAATTCTCCGTTTACATCAAATGCAGGATTACCCGCACCAGAAACTTTACGGACAGGAATGAAATTGGCGTTCAAAAACTTTGTTCTGTCGGCTGCACCGATCTGGAACATAAACTTCCAAGTGTAACCATCATCAAGTTTGAATATATCTGTTCCTGTAGATGTTGGTTTTACATTACTTTGAGCATTGCCATTGTTTTCAATACACTTGTATACATTAAACTCATCCGTCAACACATAGAATTGTGCGTCTGCCAAGTTTGTCGCCCCGCTATAAGCAGGATGACCTGTTGCATACTCATCATCGTATTGGTCGTAAACTGTTCCAGTAGCCCAATCATACCTCGGAGCAAGTAGAACTGCGTCCGATGCCTGAATACGTTTGACGAACAACATATCGTGTCGATATTCAGACTGGTAATATTGAGAATCACGAGGAGTCTCGGGCGTGGTTTCATCATCCCACGACCGTGCCCTTGAAGCAAACATATAGAAGAAGTCGTTCTCATTAAAGATATCTCTATAAAAAGAACGAGCGTTTTCTACCCTTGCAGCCTTTCTTAATAGCAATGCCATTTCTAACTCCTATATGTTAGGTTTAGGTGTCAGAAACAGTCAATGTCCAAGTGATTTTCAGTGTATCAGCAGCACCTTTGTTCACAACAGAAAAGGTTGTGCGACAAAGCAGGACGCCACTTGAAGCAGCATTAAACACACCAGCTTCAGTGACAGCACCAGTACCAGTGCCAGCTGGGAAGTCACCAACATATTCAACAGTATTAGTTGAAACAGTTTGTGTAGTCAGCGCAACACGAGAGGAAGCAATGGCAGTTTCCAGAGCAGTGTTACCTGCAGCTGGGCTAGTTGTACCAGTACCGACTTCCATGTGCGACATACGAGTTGGTGGCGAACTATTACCGAGACGATCGGCAATGTGGTTCAGACCAGTGGTCACAACCAAGTTCTTTATAATGTGCTCTTCTTTCAGGTTGCCCTGTCCGTCGAAAAGCTGGATCTGAACACGCCCCAGCGCATTCATTTTTTCTACATCAAGAATCATTGTTTTCTCCTAGTTGATGTCTGTATTATTTGTTTTGTATTTATAACGATTGTTTATCTAAGTTAGGAAATAGTTCTAACTTCACCGACATAATCTTCAGCAAAGTAATTTCCAGCATAATTCTGTGCAATAACCGTTCCAGCCTCACCCCAACCTGTACTGTCAGTTTGTGCTCCTGAAAATAACAACACGTTTGATTCGTCAACAGTTGGGTCGTCAGTTACCGCATTACCTGCATCCTTGGCGACTGCCTCTGACAAATCGATTGAATCTGTCTTTGTAAGTCCTGGAGCCAGAGAAATAATTTGTGACCAATCTACTTCATCAGTCTTATTTAGTTCTATCACAAAGGTGACAGTTTCTGCCCAATCTACACTATCAATTGGTTCTCTTAGAATTACAATCAATAAGACGATAGTTTGTGACCACCCAACTGAATCGGCAACAGCTGGTAAGTGACTTTCTTTAGCAACAGCCTCAGACCAATCAACAGACTCAGTTTTCGCCAGAGTGACATCAAACTTGTCAACAACATCAATAGCTGAAGGGGATTCAACCTTACCAAGATGTGGGAACAACAGAATTGTATCATCAGACGCACCTGTTCTCTGATCAGACCAATTCACAGAATCAGTGATTGCTGGTTTATGGAAGAACAAGGCTGGAGCATCCTGAATAACTGGAGTCTCAACCTCAGCAAACAGACGGAATACAATCACGTCTGGTAGAGCATTGAAGTCTGCGCCCATATCGACCGTTTGGCTGATTTGCAGGTCAGTCCATGCAATCATACCAGCAGGGTGGGCAATTCGATCTAGCAACTCACCCCATTCTGTCTTGGGTCGGGAAGTCTTAACCTGATACGAGAAGTTCTGATAAACTGCATTATCTTGAATCTTGTTTGCGTCAGAAAGGAATCCACGAGAGTTCTTGAAGTTTCCTGGATATGTATGAGAGAAACCTGTAGAGCAAGTAAGTGTTGCCGTTTCAGCCGTTTCTGAACGAAGAACGAAATCGAATGTGGCTCTTTGGAAACCAGTACCAGTTGAGATAACCTCAACAACATTTGGATAATTACTTGAATCCAGAGTCTTAATTCTAACAAGTGCATTATTATCGATACCAGTGATTGTATAATCTTCACCAAAGTAATCGATCGCATACACACCGAGGATATCACCAGTCTCAGATACTTTAAATGTTTCACCAACAACAAACCCACCACTTGATGTGCCTGAGTTTGTTTTTAGCGAGACACTATTGAGCACACGAGTAAGGAATGCAGTTTTATTATCAATCGTGTCTTGAACGCCCTCAAGCCCAACCCAAGATCTAACAAGGTCAGTGTTCAGAATTAGATTAGGGACATTATTATAACCAACACCTTTCACGCCATTGACAAACACTGTACTAGAAATCGACCCGCTTGTCAATCGGGTATCAATAACTGCAGTCGTGGTAATTGTATCAGCAGCATTTGGCTGCACGATAACAGAAGGGTTGGCTGAATAACCAGCACCGCCATCAGAAACCGTTACTGAGAAGATCTCACCTTCTGTGATAGTTGCGACCTTGAAAGTCAGAGCAGCACCACCGCCACTTCCAAGCTGTGCGTCTTGGACTGTAATAGTTTCATCTGGTGCATAATTATCGCCAACTGTGGTGACCGAAACTGCGGCTGCACCAGAACCATTAATAACAACGCTAAATGCTGCACCAGTACCGTTTCCGCTTGTCGTAAATGTTGTTACAGCATAAGTTCCTGCCGTTCTAAGTGCATCGGCTGCACCGATAGTTCCAACAGTAGCAATCTTACCACCAATGATGGCAGTCAATTCACCCTCAACACCTTGTCCTGGAATTATAGTATCTCCAGGAAGGTCGAGAGTCATTTCAAATGCTTCAGGTGCGCTGTATGCAATCTGCTTCACACGTGTAACAGAAGTGTTGATTACCTTTCTTGCGGTAATCGATGCTGTGGATTCATAGTAATGTATATCAACACGCTTGCCCCGAAGAGACAATGGATCTGGTACTGGGAATATTTCTGTGTTTGCATATGCCTTAATAGTCAATTCTTTATTGTAAATACCATCAGAAGGTCGAAGGATAAACTCAGATGGGAGGAATACTTCAACATCCTCATTATACATCAACTTGAAGAATTCTTCAACGCCTCTTCTTGAACCTTTAGCTTCAAAAAATTGAGAAATGTTTTTAATTAATAATCTTTTGTCTACCAAAGCAGTCTGCGGGAAATCGATCGCATATTGTTGCAGCATTGGTTCTAAGAAATCGGGATCGTTGTGATCAAGATTTATCTTATCGATCATCTCTTGAAGAAGATGAGTGGGACTATATAATGCTTCACCATTAGTAATGTTTAACTCATGGTACTCCTCATGACCGAGATCTTCAAACGCATAATAATCTTTAATGAATCTGGCGAAATTTGGATATTCATCGCTGATAAAATCGGGAATCTGGCTGTCGGTGATGTAGCGCATGCTGTCGTGATAATATCCAGGAGCGCGAGCAATCGTCTGAAGAACTGGCGTCAGGATAGCACCACTACCGCCACCAATGTTTTGAGCAACCGTGAGGGTAATATCTGGAGCAT